ATATGACCCTTGGTAATTTGGGTTTCGAATTGTCGCGTGGTATGAATGTTGCGATGGCTCTTGTTGCACAAATCATTTCATCCCCAAACATCCATTCACATGAGTTGCTCATTGAGGATGTTGACAGAATCATCAATTTCAATATTAAAGGCATGCACGGCGTTAACATAGCAATGCATGACAATCTCTCTTCCAATGTTATTCGCGACACCATCGACTTTGTTAAATATTACATTAGATATAAGAGGCAAAAGGGCAAGACTTTTCTCCGATTGGGGGAAGTCGAGTAGCTCCCCCGGCGTGTGCCAGCCGGGTAGTGGCATATGGGTATCGCGAAAGCGAGTCAGGTATGATACCTGAGTTCAATGGAAAGGATTTTGTAGATTCAGCCGGCAATCTGATAGAAATGGCTGATACTTTCCAGTTGAAACGTTTGAAATTAAATGATGCGGACATGCGACCTGTGGTTGCTTGTTCACTGGGGGTTCACGTACCAAACGCGATCCTCCCGCATGTTGATCCAAACGACGCCCGCACTGCACTAACAGGAGCAATGTATAGATTTTGTAGAAAAATACCGAATGCGGCAATCAGTAAACCTGACTTTAGAGAGTTTGTGGATAACTGGTTGAAAAACAATATGAAACCTTTAGCAGCTGACACCGATACTTCTTTTGAGAGATGGATCGCTGGAACACCCTACACACAGACCAGGAAACTAGAATTAACCATGAAATGGATGGAGATGAAATCACGTGGTAAAGATATCGACCGGAAAACAGCCGGAGTTAAGTCATTTATCAAGGATGAGCATTACCCCACTTTTAAGCATGCCCGCGCGATCAATTCTCGTAGTGATCAATTCAAATGTCTCACTGGCCCTATTTTTCAGCTTATCTCAGATGAGCTCTTTAAATTACCTTGGTTTATCAAGAAAATTCCAATTCGCGATAGACCACAATATATTATCGACATGTGTTATCGTGTTGGCCAACATTATCTTACGTCCGATTATACCTCATTCGAAGCTCATTTCGATAAAGAGGTTATGCGTGATTGTGAAGAAAGGCTTTACCGTTACATGACGTCGAATCTCGCTGAGCGGGATACCTTCAACGAACTTATTGATACGTATTTCTGCGATGTAGAGAATTATATTATGTTCAAGAATTTTACTGTCTCCATTAATGGCAAACGCATGAGTGGAGAAATGTGTACATCCTTGGGCAATGGGTTTTCAAACCTTATGTTCATGTTATACCTCTGCCATAAAAATGGCAACACCGATATTAAAGGTGTAATTGAAGGGGATGACGGACTCTTCGTAATGACTGGAGAACCACCAAATCAACAAATGTTTAAAGATTTTGGTTTGAATATTAAAATGGGTCGAGTCTCGGATTTAAATCATGCTTCGTTTTGTGGTATGGTTTTTGATTTGGAAGAACGTACTAATATTACTAATATTATTGAGGAATTAGTTAGTTTTGGTTGGACTACTAATCGATACACCAGATCAAGAAAAGGTGTTCACATGTGCTTGTTGAGGGCTAAGGCTCTATCATTGGCTTATCAATATCCCGCATGTCCTATTTTGTCCACTCTTGCCTTTCAAATTTGCAAGTTAACCGCATCATATGATTCGGAATCTTTTCTGGCGAAACAGCGTACTTTTGCGTTTAACCAGTATGAGATCGTCATGGTAGATGAAGCGATTGCATATTTTAAGAAAAACAAGCTTGATGAGGAGCCTGGTCCCAAAACGCGACTCCTTGTGGAACAATTATATGGCATCACGATCCAAGATCAATTTACCATCGAAAAGTATATTAGGGGAATGACAACCCTGCACCCGCTAAATTGTCCCACTTTTGATAAATATCTTCATAAGGACTGGGTCTATTTCGCCCATTTTTACAGCGTTCAGCTTTCCTTGGCCTTAGATTTAAATCAAGTGCAGCTCTACTTTCCCAGAGTTAGGGAGAGAGCCCCCGTTGAAAAACTAATATAAC